TACAAATTAAAAGAGATTTTACTACATCCGTAGTAGGTGGAACTGGTGGTGTTGCCCCAGCATTAGCCGTGGGGACTGTAATAACAGTTGTTAAATTTGTTGTGGTAATATCCACCATTGCGCTTTTAAATGTATTAGCCAAGGAAAAAAACCTCTGTTTCTGTTTCTGATTTTAAATCAGCTTGATAGTTTGTGTTAAGTAAAAGAATAATTTGATCTAATAATGAAATCATTTGGTTAAATTGAGTAGCACTGTATTCTTCTGTTGCATTAGGTAATCGTGTAATTGTTATTTTAGCCATTATCTTCTTCCATCTGGTCTAAGTTGTAACTTGGTAGATCCAAGTCTCCAAGCTGTGTCATCAACTGTGTTAGTTTCATATTTAATTTTAACCGCTCTACCTCTACCTCTTACATCAATTTTTTCTGTTGTGCTAGAAATAGTGCCTGTTGTCGTTACATTAGCCGCAGATTGTGGATACTGTTCTAAGGTTAGCGTTGCTGTCATATTATTGGTAAGATTATCAAAGTCTGGAACTAATCTACTTACTGACATAAGCTGATCGCCATCAGCGATCTCAACAGATCCAGTTGTTAAGAAAGCAGAAATAGCTGTGCCATCTGCTTGATTATTACCTGACTCGTGTTCGTAAATATAAGAAGCCCCTGCTGTTAAACCTAATATAGTAGATACGTTTGCTGTAATACTTGTGTCGTATTCTGTAGCAATTGGATTTTCATAAACATAAGCACCAAGCCAAGTGGTCCTACTTAAATTAATAGTGTACCAAGTATTTTCTAAATAGTTATAAACGACTCCTCTATCTATGTGTGTAGCATTTGCTGAAGGGTAGTACCAAATAATTTCATTAAAGGCTGTGTTTAATCCAACGGCAATATCATTTCTGTTGGTGTAACCAAGATCATCAAATACATAATCTTGTACGGAACACGGCATTTTTTTAACAACCCCATCATACATGTAAAAAGAATTATCAGACATCCAATATGCCCTACCATTAACTTCTATTGCTGAGTGTTGAGAAATTAATCCGCAGTTAGCACCAAGTTGTCTAAGACCAAAAGTAAAAGGTGTGCCAACAAATTGAACGCCATGTAAAGAAGTATCTGTCCAAACAAGTATTTGTCCTGATGATTTAACAGCCCCCATTATTCTTGAGCCATCAGATATACGAAGTGAACCAGCTTCGTTTGTAGCCACTGGTGTATAATCTGTTGCATCTTCTCTATCTGAAAATCTAAATAGTAAATCATCTTGTGTGGATGCATCACCTATTGTTGTTTCTGTACCAAAAATCATTAAATGTCTTGTATCAGTAGATACTAAACTAAATCTAGATGCTGTTGGTGCGTTTGATAAGGCAGTGGCTCTAGAACTTGTTCCACCTGAAGTGTCCCAAATAAAAGTTCCACCATTTAATGCTGTTGCAATTAAATCTTCGCCAAAATTATCTAATGACCATTGACGTGCAGAAAGAACAACGTCAGATGAGGTTCGAGCTGTATCCCATGTGCTCAATCCCCATGTTGCTACGCCCCATCCATATCCATAAGTAGAAGTCGATGGACCAACACTGATTTGATACTTAGCATTTCCAGATCCACCACCGCCTGATGTTGACCCAGAAGCTGTGCTTGTATGAGTTACTGTATATGTACTAGCAGAAGGAATTGTAATAATTTCAAACTCGTTATTCATATCTAATCCATCTATTGAAGAGAATGAATCAAAAGTAACAAAGTCACCAATTGAAGCACCATGTGAAGCATCGGTGACTGTTACCGTTGATGATCCACTTGATGTAGTAAAAGGATTTGTTAAAGATTCAGTTGCTCGTATAGGTGTAATATCAAAAATACCTCCTCCTGAATAAATGTAAAGTTTTCTATCAGTTCCTATGGCAAGGTATTGAGTTCCGTCTAAGCCAATCCAGCTATGTGTATCACGAACCACGCCCACAATAGTTTTGTTTGGACTTGGTAGATATATCCACCCTTTCCATCTTTCAGGCTTTCCATAGTGAAAGCGTACAAGATTTGAGTCAACATATTTACGTTGATCCCCTGCAGAATAAGCAGTATCTTGTTTATCAATGCCTGGTTGAAACTTTAAATCGACTAATTTCATGTTGCAGTATACTAAATTATTTATTGTTTTGTGGCAAGAATTGAGTTCCTACATGACCCCTAAATGAGTAATTACCCATGTGTGTCATACCACTAGCAATATCAGCATATATTTTGCCGCCTATCTTCTGCCATAAACGACAAAAAGCATAGTCTTCAGACAAATATCTTTTAGTGTCTGGCTCTATCATTGTATCGAAAAAAGCATAATTCCAATCAGAGTTGTCGTGATACCCAAATGTTTTATCATGAGGATCTCCTAAATGTTGATCAGATTTAAATCTAAGATGAGGATATGCCAACGCCATTTTTTTAAACACGTTTCTTTTTATTAACATAAAACCTGTTGCACCATCCAATACTTCAATAAAACCTTTATTTACAATTACTTTTTTTGGATTTTTAATATTTAAGTTATATTGCAAGGAAGCTGCATGTAATTCATCTTCTTTTATATTTGGATTATCTTTTACTTTTTTAATAGCCCTTGTCCAATCAATTACTTTTCGTGGATAAACACCTGTTACCACGTCCTCGTCTAAATCCAACATACGAAAAACTGATTGAGGATCAAAAGATAAATCAGCATCTATAAATAAAAGATGAGTATATTTTTCCTCGTCCATAAATAATTGCACCAATGTGTTACGAGCTCTTGTCACTAAAGACTCATTACCAATAGTTCCAAATTGTAATTCTACTTTTTTTTGCGAGGCTAGAGCCGTAAGTTGTAAACAGCTTTTAAAGTAATCGGCTGTAAGCATGTTGCCATAGCAAGGCGTGCCAATAAAAACTTTATTCATTTTCTTTATAAAAAATATTTAATGTGTACCTGTTAGAACTGTCACCAAAGGATTGTAGATCTGAATGTGGTATTTTCATGCCATTAAAAAATAACGCTCTGTTTTCTACAAAACCTATATGTGAAGACAATTTATTATCATGCATAAACCCTGTGCCATTATTAAGAAGAGGTTCACCTTTTACAAATAAAAGAAAGTTGGCAACATTACCTTTATCATCATCAGTATGAAACAAAGGTTCTTTGTTATTTTCTCGTAAATGTGCACTTACGGATATTGGTTCAAGATTTCTATGCGGAAAAAAATATTGTTTAATTAATTTAAGCAATGGATCATCATGAAAACTTTTAGGAAAGGTATGTCTATGGCCATAAAGTTTACCTTCTGGGTTTTTTACTCCATTATAATTTATTTTTTGAAATGTTTCTTGAAGAGACTTTAACGTAGCCTCATCTAAAAAATTATCAACGTACATGACAAATTTTGTTTGTTTATTGTGTTGCATAATCTACTCTTAAATATTCTATTTTTTTTAACCAACCTTTAGGTATGGCAATAGCACCACCCCCTGTAATGTCATCTTTGTCTTTGCTATAGGAACGCATAATAATTATTTTTTCTTCACCATTATGTATCATCCATCCTACTTCTTGGCACACGGCCAACGGAGCATCCATAACTTCTTTTATATCAAGCCACCCTGTCTCTGTATCACGAGCATCGAGCCACGTCACACGGACCATTGGTACTTTGTTAATGTCAATCATTAATAGATTCTTTTTTCTTTAAATCTAAATTAAAAGAAACAGATCTTCTCTCTTCATTTGGTGTTCTAAATGGATAGACACCATGAGATAACCAAGAAGGAAATAAATATATTGCACCTACTTCAGGAGTTGCTTGATGTTTATGACCACTAAATGTAGCCGCTTGCCCTGCATGCCAAACAATATCGCCAACACATGGATAATGATCTTCTTTCGCATACTCATCTTTAAGACTAGGTGGCACTCGTAAATAAATCACACCAGATAATTGACCCTGATGTATATGAAAAGGATTAAAGTCTCCCGCCCACTGGCTCACGACCCACATAGATTCAATAATCATTTTACCAACATACTCAGGTGAAATAGTATCACTAGCAGGTGGTATAGAAATATATTGTTTAACTATTTGACCTAATGCACTTATCAAAGGTTCAAAAGTTTTACCTCCTAAATCCTCTTGAGGGTAACGAACTTCTTGTTGAACATTACCAGCTAGATTCATTGAATGATCATATTTTTTAGATAGTTTTTCATCATCTAATAGTTCTGTTGCTCTATCATCTAAAACTGTAATTAAGCTATCAGGTAATTTTCCTTGTAATATTGTCGGACCGAATGGTCTAATAGCATGAAATTCTACTTCAGTTGACATGGTTTCCTTTCTAC